CGCCGCCGCCATTGCCGGCGGCGGCGGTGAGCGGCCCCGGCTCGCCGCAGGATGTGCCGCCCCTGCCCGGCAGTTTTCCGCTCGATCCGGCCACCCTGCCCGCTCCGATCCGCGACGAACTGCGGGCGCCCGATCCGCTCGCCATCGACACCGCCGCCAACGCGCTGAAGGACGGCCTCAACCGCTGCCCGAAATGCGGTGCCACCGACATCCGCCCCAAGCTCGGCACCGACCTGCTGGTCTGCCAGTACTGCCGCAACGAATGGCATGGCGCGCGGGTCGAGGAGGTATTCGGGTTCGGCGAAGGTCTCGACGCGCTGCGCGGCACGGTCATCGCTTCGGGTGCGCGCGACATCGCCGCCGACGCCGCCGTCCTGATGAGCTTCAAGTGCAGCGGCTGCGGCGCCGAGGTCACGGTCAACACCGAGAGCACGATGACCGCACGCTGCCACTGGTGCCGCCACGTGTTCGGCGTCAACGAGCAGGTCGCCAACGGCGCGGTGCCCGACGCGGTGCTGCCGTTCCACATCAAAAAGGAGGATGCGGTCGCGCGCATCCGCCAGTTCGTGGACAAGCGGCGCCTGTTCGCGCTGAAGGCGTTCAAGCAGCAGTTCACGCCCGATAACGTAGTCGGCGTCTACCTGCCCTACATGATCGTCGATGGCAACGTCAGCGCCAGCGTGGCCGGCAAGGGCGAGATCGAGACGCGCAGGTACACGCGCGGCACGGAAAAGAACAAGACCACGTACTACGACGCCGACGTATACCAGGTGCAGCGGCACGTGGATTTCACCGTAGACGACCTGCCGCTGGAATCGTCTTCCGAGCGCGGCAACCTGGACACCCATGCCAACACCAACAACATCATCAACACGATCCTGCCGTTCGACACCAAGAATGCAGTGCAGTGGAATGCGTCGTATCTGGCGGGCTTCACCTCGGAAAAGCGCAACCGCGACGTCGAGCAACTGCGGCCGCGGCTGGAGGACCAGTTGCTGTCCATCGCCCGTGCCCAGATCGAAGACTCGGTCGGCCACTACGACCGCGGCGTGCGCTGGGAGCAGGAGCGGCTCGAGGTCCACGGCACGCGCTGGGTGTCGATGTACCTACCGGTGTGGCTGTACTCGTACCGCCAACCCGGCCGCAACGGCGGCATGCTGCACTACATCGCGGTGAACGGCCGTACCGGCGAAACCATGGGCAGCGTGCCGGTGCAGCAGTGGAAGCTGCTGCTGACCGCGCTCACCGCCGGCACCTTTATCGAAGCCATCGCACTGTGGATCCTGGTAGGCAGCTCATGAGCGACGACAGCGGACTCTGGTTGCTGCTGGCCGGCCCGGCCGGCGCGAGCGCGTTGTACTGGACCCTGTACCGGTACTACCGCAACACCGACAAATCGCACGCGTTCGAGCGGGAAACGACGGTCGAGGCCAAGCCGGTGACCGGCTCGGACAGCAAGATCGACACGATCACGGGCACACAGGAAAGTCGCATCCGCGGCGACAATGTGCGCGCGTTCCGGGCGCGCGTGCAGCGGGACACTGGCTGAAGCGCCATCCAGATCCATGCCGCGCCAAGGGGGCTGCTGGCGGTGCAAGCCCGAGATGCAGCGCTGCGACGCGACGCTCCATCCATGGCGCGATGCTTCCGCGCCGATCGCGTCGCGCGCCCTCGCCTATCGCTCAACGCCCTTTGCGCAAGCGTCGCTGCAGCCCCGCGATCTGCCGCGGGCTGAAATCCCGGGCATGGCGCTGAAGCAGTGCGAGGATCGCCGCATGCGCCTCGCCGGTGCGGCGCTGCAGCTCCTGCGCCGCGGCGCGCTCGATCGCCTGCCACTGTGAAGGGGTCTTGCCGGTCGGGCCGGTTGGGCGCTTTGCAGTCAATGCGTTTGTCCGATGATGGAAATCCAGGTTGGCCGGTTGCATCGGCCAAGTGCAACTTTACCGCCAAATCCGTCGTGAACGGGCCGGCCTTGCCGCCGGTATCGCGCACCGACGCGGCGCCCCTGCCCGCGCGGGATTGCGCAGGCATGGCCAAGAAAGCCCAGCGCGATCGGCATCATAGGCAAGGTCCATGGCCGCAGCGGCGGTGAAGCCGACCGGCATACCCGCCTCGGCCAACGCCTGGATCGTGGCTTCGCCCAGGCGCAGTTGCGATGCAGGTAGCCGCATACATGCTGTTGCTGTTGGCTGCAGCCACGACCATCCTGAGTTCGATCCCCTACAGCTTCATGCCCAAGTCCGATCGCCTGCAGTTCCAGATGCCGGTCACCCTGCAGCCGGGCAGCGATTCGCGCGAGACCCTGCGCACCGTGCAGTCGATCAGCCGCTGGCTGGCCGATCGCAAGCGCAATCCCGAGATCGTGGACAGCATCGGCTACGTTGCCGACGGCGGACCGCGCATCGTGCTCGGCCTGAATCCGCCGCAGGCCGCCGCCAACATCGCCTACTTCACCGTCAGCATGCGCCCCGGCACCGACCTCGACGCGCTCATCGCCCGCGTCCGCCAGCACATACGCCAGGGCTATCCCGTCGTGCGCGCCGAGCCCAAGCGCTTCTCAATGGGCTCGACCGAATCCGGCGTGGCGATCTATCGGGCGGCCGGTTCGGACGAAGCGCAGTTGCGCCGCATCGCCGCCGGCATCGCCCAGGCGCTGCGGCAGCTGCCCGGTACCATCGATGTCAGCGACGATTGGGAGATCCGCCTTCCCCGCTACGACGTCCGCGTCGATCAGGTCAAGGCGCGCCGCGCCGGTGTCGACAGCGACGACATCGCCCAGGCCCTGCAACTGCGCTACAACGGCATCGATGCCTGGGCGATCGCGGAGATTGCGCTGTCTTCGGAACCATCGGCGATCCAGCGCGGCAACCTGAGCCGCGCCATCACCGTCAGCGGGCACAACCCAGGCATGACCACCGACGAGGTCGCCGCCGCCCTGGCCGGCAAGGTCGCCGCGCTGCGCCTGCCGCCGGGCTATCGCATCGAGATGGGCGGCGAGATGGAGGATTCGGCCGAAGCCAACCAGGCCTTGCTGCAATACATGCCGCATGCGCTGGGCGCGATCCTGCTGTTGTTCATCTGGCAATTCAACTCGTTCCGCAAGCTGTTCATCGTTGTCGCCAGCGTTCCGTTCGTGCTGATCGGTGCGGCGCTGGCGCTGCTCGTCACCGGCTACCCGTTCGGCTTCATGGTCACCTTCGGCCTGCTCGCGCTGGCCGGCATCATCGTCAACAACGCGGTACTGCTGCTGGAGCGCATCGATGCCGAACTGGCCGATGGCCTTGGCCGGCACGAGGCGGTGATCGCCGCGGCGCTCAAGCGCCTGCGCCCGATCGTGATGACCAAGCTGACCTGCATCGTCGGACTGATCCCATTGATGCTGTTCGCCGGCCCGCTGTGGACCGGCATGGCGATCACCATGATCGGCGGCCTGGCGCTGGGCACGGTGGGCACGCTGGGCGTGATCCCAATGCTGTACGACCTGTTGTCCTCGCTACGCAGCGGCCACAGCGCCACGCCGATGGCGCAGGCGAGCGCGTGACCGGCAACAACGGCGACTCGGCGCTCGCAACCCAAGTCGTCCACGCGGCGCACGCAAAACGCGGACAAAAAACACCCGGACGTGCCGGGTGTCTTGGTATGAAATGGCGTCCCCACGGGGATTCGAACCCCGGTCGCCACCGTGAAAGGGTGATGTCCTAGGCCTCTAGACGATGGGGACGCTGATGCTGTTGCCGCTTTGCGGACAGGCCTAGTGTCCGAAAAAGTTGGTGGAGCCAGCCGGGATCGAACCGGCGACCTCTTGCATGCCATGCAAGCGCTCTCCCAGCTGAGCTATGGCCCCACGTGCACTGGCAGGGACGGAATCTTACCCGATTCCTGTGGAATGTACAAATCCCGCACAAAAAAAGTCCGGCATCGCCGGACTTCAGGTTTCTTGCAAAGAAAATGGCGTCCCCACGGGGATTCGAACCCCGGTCGCCACCGTGAAAGGGTGATGTCCTAGGCCTCTAGACGATGGGGACGCTGATAACGATGTAGCTTTTGCGGACAGGCCTAGTGCCCGAAAAAGTTGGTGGAGCCAGCCGGGATCGAACCGGCGACCTCTTGCATGCCATGCAAGCGCTCTCCCAGCTGAGCTATGGCCCCACGTGTGCTGCGAGGAGCGGAATATTAGCGATGGCGCCCTGTATGCGCAAGCGTTTTTTGAAGTTTTTTTAACGCGGCGAAGCGTGCGATTTCGGCGATCGGCTGTCGCAAGCGCAGAGCGCATGCGTCGATCGCATCGACGCATTCCCCTTCGATCGCATTGGATCGCCAGAAGCTAGGCAGTGTTGGTGTGCCTGGCCAGACAGCCGGACCGACAACGAAGCACCGCATCGCACATCGGCGCCTATAGATAAGCCAAGCGAACTTCGTATCGGTTTGGCGCGGGAGTTCGCGTACGCGACGCCATGGGCCTAGGCGATGCTGCCAACCCGGGTCCACGCTCCGTCTCGGCAAGGAGCGGATAGATGCCCTGCTCGCCTCCACCATGCACGGACAACCTGCGCCCCCTAGCAGAAGCCGTCGTGTCGATGCGGTCGCCGCGGCCCAGGCGGCGCAGCGCGGTGGCAGGTCGGTGCAGAACATCCAGGACCGATCGCGCAAAAAACAAACGGCAGCCGAAGCTGCCGTAGGTCCTGGTGCCGAAGGTGGGAATTTCAGGGGGAATCCCGCCTATGCCCGTACCAACCCATTTTGACCCGATAAGGCAAAAGAATCAGATGGTTGCGGGACATGCCGCCCAGCCCTATCCCCGCCCTGGCCCCACCTGCATACGGTGCAACTACGCCAGGAAATACGCCAATATCCGCCCATGGCATCGATCCGACTTCGCGGCGCAACCTGGCGCGCAGAACTGTACAAGGATGGCGTTCGCGAGTCGGCGAGCTTCGCCACGAAGCGGCTTGCTGTCGCCTGGGCGCAGCAGCGCGAGGCTGAGTTGGTGGGTGCCAGGCTGCCGGACCACACCGTGCGGGAAGCCCTGCAGCGGTTCGCCAAGGAGGTGAGCCCAAAGCACCGCGGCGAGCGCTGGGAGATCACCCGGCTGCGCCTGCTGGAGCGCGACAAGCTGGCCGAAGTGCACTTGCCAGCGCTGCGCCCCATCCACGTGGCGGAATGGCGCGAGCGCAGGCTAGCGCAGGTCTCCGGAGCGTCAGTCCGCAGAGAGATGAACCTGCTGCAGTCCGTGTTCAAGGCCTGCCGGAAAGACTGGGGATGGCTGTCCACGGATCCGGTTGCGGACGTGGACCGGCCTGCGAACCCGCCGAGCCGGCGCCGGCGCATCAGCCAGGATGAGATCGATCGCGTGACCCTGGCCCTGGGTTATGACGGAGGCGCGCCGCAGACGGTGTCCGATCGGGTCGCCCTCGCCTTCCTCTTCGCCCTGGAGACCGCCATGCGCTCCGGGGAGATCTTGGGGCTGACCTGGAAGGACGTGGCGCCCAAGTCGGTCACCCTTCCCCGAACCAAGAACGGCGACATCCGCCGGGTGCCGCTGTCGCCGCGGGCACGGGAGATCATCACGCTGCTGCCGCCGGGCGGCGACACTGTTTTCCAGGTGGACGGCCCGTCGAAGGATGCGCTGTTCAGGCGGGCGCGCGACGCGGCGAAGATCGAAGACCTCCATTTCCACGACAGCCGCGCCGAAGCCATCTGGCGACTATCGAAGAAGCTGGACGTGATGGAGCTGGCCAGGATGATCGGGCACCGCGACCTGAAGAGTCTCCTCCTCTACTACAACGCCGATCCCGACGAACTAGCCGACCGGCTTTGAGATTGCGGCTCGGCACCGGCCGCTCGTCACGGTCACCCGCGCATCTTCCGCGCCAGCCGCTTGTCCTCCCTGCTTGGCTGCACCCCGGCCAGCTTCTTCCGCGCGCCGGTTGCGATCTCCCTGCGCAGCCGCTCGGCGTGGGCGCAGGCCCAGCGCTCAACCGACCGCAGCGCGGCGCGGCGGCTGCGGAAGTAGGCGTGAGGGTGAGAGGTCACGTTCTCGTCATGCCTGTTCACGTTCGCGATCCAGACCCCGCGAATCGCGGTCTGGCTCACGCCGGCGACGATCACACGACCGACCCTGAGCCAGTCCCTGCCCCACTGGTTCGTCGAATCCCATGCGATGTCGTCGGGTAGCGCCATCCCGGCATGCTACCGGCCGGCGTCGCACCGGTAGAGACGTGAGGCTGAAGCGGTCATGGTGCCGCTGGATCGCCACCCCGAAAAGCTTGCGGCAGTAGCGACATGGAAATTTCCATAACGGGTAGATCGCCGGCTCGCCGCTGCCGATCAGCCGACGAACGGTAGTTGACCGTACCTAAATGTAGGTACATGATTAACCCATGGGATGGCCATCTGGGCCGCCCTCTCAGGCTGAGGAGCCGACAATGACCAAGATCAATCCGGAATGGCTTGCCTTCAACAACCTGATCAACGAGGGTGGCGAAGGTTTCAATCCGCACCCCAAGTACATCAGTGCCACTGCCACGGCGCAGGCCCCCATCGTGGCCAACAGCGCCGGCAAAGTCTATCGCGACAGCCGCGGCATGCCGATCGATCCCCTCGCCCAGATCGCGGACGCTGAAACGCGCCTGGCTCGCGTGACCGATCCTTTTGGTCGCGAGCTGATTGAGCGCTCTATCGCTAACTACCGCAAGATGCTGGAGGCTTAAGCCATGACCACCATCGAAACCACGATGTACACGCTCGGGCAGATCGCACGGGCCGTCTATCCCCAGGGCGACATCCCCAACGCAATCCTCGACACGCTGCTGACGCGCCCCGCCGCCGGCCTCGGCATGCTCGCGGACGCTGCCCCTGCGCATGCAATGCGGCGCACCCCAGACAAGCACGGGGACTACGACAAGCTGGTCGGGAGCCTGCCGGCCGACCTGACCAACGGCCCCATCCCCGTCACAAACCAGGGTCCATTTTGGACTGGCTGGTATCACTACATGACGGCGCTGGACCGCTCGAAGAAGTGGGGACCGGAACAACTTGCACGTGCGGGTACGCTGCTGTTTGGAGATCGCTGGCAGTCGGATCTGGCTCGCGCCCTGGGCGTAGATGACCGGCGCGTGCGCCAGTGGCTCAGCGGCGACCGCAAGCCGCCGGCCGGCGTGTGGGCTGACATCGCTGGCTTGCTCCGGCAGCGGCAGCAAGAGGGCCTGGCGCTGCTGCGCGAGATGGACGCAGCGGACTGAGCCGGCCCGGCGCTGCTCAGGCGCCCCGCGGGTTGAGCGGCCTCACTGGCACCCGCATCCGGCAACGAAAATCTTGCCGCTGCAGCCTTGAACAAGGAATCAGGGAAAGTCGCGGCGGGTAGTAGGTATTTCCCTAATCGCGCAGATCACCCAGTTTAGCCCGATACAACTCGCGCGCCTCGTAGTCAGCTGCCATGCGCCGGTAGCGCGAGGCCGCGCGCAGGAGATGGTCAGCGCACCCCGCAGCACACCAGTCGCCAGGTGCGCCATCGATTGGGATGGTGCGGTGCGTAGACGATACCAGCCGACCGGTAGCTGGCAGGGGCCTGCTCGTGGCAACTTTGCCCACGGGATGATTCGCGGCAGGCAAAGGAAGGGCCAATGGCTAGAATGTGGATTGTGGTCGGCGATCCGACCAGCAGCGGCGGCCGTGTCGTCACCGGATCGCCTTACACGGATATCGAGGGCGCACCCGTCGCTCGGGTGGGCGATAAGGCCGTCTGCCCGCTGCACAAAGGCGCGTTTCCGATTGTGGATGGCCACCCCACGATCGACATCGACGGCCAGCCGGTCGCGCTGGATGGCTCCAGGCTCGCGTGCGGCTGCAGCGTCACCACCCAGCGGCAATCCCGCACTTATGTGGACCAGGGAGGCGGCGCGGCCGCGGAATCGCCTGCGCCAGCCTCAGTCCCGCTGTTCGCACCGCTGCTGGCCGACAAGCCCCCGGTCTGCCTTGAATGCTTACTGTCCGGCGCGGCGACCGGCGCGCCGCTCCTGGGCCGCGCATGACCACCTGGTATCAGTTCGCGCTGATCGACTGCGCAGGCGGCCCGGACAGGATGGCCACGCTGCAACACCACGCCGCGAAGGACGGCCTGCAGCATCGATCGCTCTTCGAGCGTCAACCCGAGGCCGAGCATGCCGCGGCGGCGCCCTGGCTGCTGGCGCTGCCGCACGGCGCCGTCAGGCCGACGCTGGACCCATGGCTGATGCAGCTGGGGCGAAGCGATTTCGGGTTGACCCGCCTGGCGTCGGAGGCGCCATTCGAGGCGCTGTTCGACCATCTGGAGGCGCAGCTCGACATCGCGCTGCCTGACGGCACCCTCGCCCTGATGCGGTTCTTCGACCCACGCGCCTGGCTGCGGTACGCCGGCGTGCTCACCGTCGACCAGCAACTGCAGTTGCTCGGTCCGGCGCTTGAATGGCAGATCACGCTGCATGGCCAGGAATGGACCCTGGCACGCGCGGACCTGCAGCGCCTGAAGGAGGATGCCGACCGTGTTACAGCTGACGCCTGAGCAGTACGCAAAGCTGTGCCTGCCTGATCCGGGTGCCTTCCTGCCGCGCGTGGCCGCCGAAGTGCGCCGCGACTATCCAAAGCAGGTGGCCAAGCAGGATGACGTGGCGCTGCTTGCACTGGTGCGGAGCAGCTACGACCACGCCGTCCACGTGCTGCACATCACCCACCTTCCGACGCTTGTTCGCTGGGTGAAAGCCGACGTCACCTGGTCTACCGGCCTGAGGGATCAGGCGATTACCAAAGTATGGTTCGCAGAGAAGGATAATCCCAACGTGACCGCTGCCGACCTGCTGAGCATGCTGTCTTCCGACCTTTGACAATGCTGGAGAGTGCCGATGGTTGCCGTACCCATTCCCATCCCGCCGCCACCGGTTACACGGCCCGGCTGGGACCCCACGCAGGCAGACCCTTACGGCGGCCCTACCGTGGGTCAAGTCTGGAGCAAAATGAAAGAGGCGGCCGGCGTCGGGGCGGACGCAAAGGCCGAGCCGCGTGCGCAGGCGCGGGATACGGATTGCTCGCAGACCAGCAACCAGAACCAGTGCAACCAGTGCAAACTGGCGCAGGGCGTGCTGACCCCAGCGAACTATACGATTCCCGCTAAACAGTACGACGACTTCGATTACCAACTCCGCATTGCAAACATGCACGCGGCGCCAGAGTTTTTCGATTACAAGTATGGCGGTACAAAAATAGACCGTGCCCGAGCTAAGCTGCTCGGCGGGAAGAACGAAATAACTGTTACCGAATGGCTATATGGCGTAATTCGCTTCGATGGTTTCTGGCGACCGTCTTGCACAGCTGTGGAAGCAAAGGCTAACTACCAGCAGTTCCTAACTGCCGAGGGACGCCCCCAGCCGTGGCTGCGCAGGCCTACGGTATTCGAATCATGGTTCAAGCAGGCAGCCGCGCAATCAACACAAATCCGTGCGCTTGGTTCTCCAGCAAAGCTGGAATGGCATTTCATGCAGTTCTCCTGCTACCGTGCCGCCCAAGGACTTTTTGGCCCATACAGAACTGTGTGCCGTTATACACCATGAAAGAAAACATGATATCCGCATTCATTGACGCGTCGATCCCGGTCGAGGAATTAGGGATCGAAGAAGGATTAGAACGCCTGGTGATTCTTTCCGAGCGACTTTCTTCCGTGCACCCGACACTGACAAACTGGGTAGAGATGATGCGTAAAGAAGATACCTCGCCTATGCCACTCTCTGACCATTCCGGCTATGTTGGCCGCATACGCCGGAATATTGAACAAGACGCGTTGGAATTCCCTGGAATACCAAACCCCAAAGCAATGGAAAGCCATTTAACAACAGCCACGAGCGATCAAGATTGGCTGAAAGAAGGCCGCGCTTCAATTGATTTCTGGCCTGGGCATGGCCGTATTACGCTGGAAATTTACCATCCTGTCGAAGCCTTCGGACCAAGCGAAACATTGCGCATTGTGAAGCAATGCGTCGCAGCTATAGGCATGACACAACCCACTACTTTCATCGCAACCGATGCACATGCTCGACTTCAAAATGGTGTACAGGGCTTCGATACTTATATGGGCGATCACCAGCTTTTCCCTCATCGGCGCTGGCTCGGCTGGATGGGGTTCGTTCCGCACATGATCGAACCCCGGCATATTCCCGAAGCAGCCGAATTGATCCCGGTAGGACGCAAGGGTACTGTCATCGTCGCCGTTGATGAATGCTTCGATTTGCACAACCCAGCTCACCTGAAGCGTGCGCACGAAGTCGAGGCACGCATGGCGCATCTCGGCCTGCTCGAAGTTACTGACACTTCGCTGCTGAGCTAGCAGATGCCGGCGTGGCGCTGCTCAGGCGCCACGCGGGTTGAGCGGCCATCTTGGCCCCGCGTCCGGCATGGCCAGAATCGCGCTGGCGCTGGGGGGCCGGTATCGGCGGTTGCCGTGGTGTAGTGTCAGAGGTTTCCTACACGCTTGCTTATCGGCTTGCTTCAAAGCTTGAAAGGCACAGGCAAATCGGATGTATCAATTATCAATGCAACAGTTGATGTATTGCTGCCCGGAAAGCTTCCGACCTTCCATCTTTGGCGTCCAGAAGAATCCTGCCTATAAACTGTCTGCCTCCTAATTACGAAAAACTCAAGGCTGCCATCCTGATATATAGCATCCATGTCGATATACACCATTTCGGCATGCGGAACTCTAAATCCAACTCGTGGCGCTGGGATACATGCCGCAGCATTAACCCCATAGGCCCCAAGTGAAAACCCAAGATTTGAACTGTCTGGCTTTCCATTTGGGATGTTAATAGCGGAAATTACCTTTAAAGCGTAAATGCTTGAGTCATAGGCGACGCCATGATCGCGCCGAATAATTCTTAAGCCAACAGAAATATTAGACTTTACAGAATTTTCCCCAAAAACATAGCACGTGACAGGGTTGTTCATTTGCCCTTTATTTCCGCCGATATAGTTAACCCCATCTATTACAATAGGGACTACGCCACAATAACTACCGTTGACATTTTTAAATGCAATGACAGGGCTTTTAATTCCACCAAGATCAATTTCCATCAAGTTATACATATCATCCCACCTATTTGATATTCCTGCTGAAAAATCAGATGGTTTTGCTATGAATGACTTGCAAAGAGAGTGATTTTTATAATCCGTCCCTATTTGAATTGACCTGCTATTTATATTCCTAACTCTAAATCCAACGGCCATTAACTATAAACTCCATATATTATGGATATGCCACCTACGCATTTTGATGGATCAAAGTTGGAAGGGTCATTAGCCTCAGTCCTAACTTTTTGGTCAACAGCGTCATCGCTCCATTTCCATGACATGGCGCCACCACTGAAGCTTATTACTGGAAATATTAACCCCCACTGTGAACGCTGCCCATTATAAACCACAAAGAAGTAAGGATTTCCTGCAAGCAGCCTATCATCGTAAATGCTGCCGCTTGCCGAATCTGGAGCATAATAATTACCCCCTCTTTTAATTGCATCAACAGGAGGCAAATCAATCTGACTTATAATGCAGGAAAGCCTGTCATTTATTGTTGAAACAATACGCCCATCTTTATTCCTGACACGTAGACCAATATTCATTATGACAAAACTCCAAGTTCAACGGCCGGACTCCCATCATCATAGAACAGATAAACTCCAGAGTTATTTATCCTAAGCCTAAAGCCGCCACCAACGCCATTTATATCCAGATTCCCGTCCTTACTTAGTCTCCAACCTGATTTCCCTTCTGAATAGTTAAACGACTGAATATATTCACCTATTTTTGCGTTAGTAATTGCGCCATCTGCAATTTTTGCCGAGTTTATCCATGCATCCCCGATGAAAGCCTGATTGATGAACGTCTGCCCATTTTGGATCACGAACGGCGAGATGACGGTCGCATCGCTGCCGGTGCTGTTGAGCACGCCGAACATATCGGCGTGAACGAGGAACGACGATTGCACCGTACCTCCGCTGGCGTCGATGCCCAGCGCGATGCCGGCGGCATAGTACTGGCCGCCTGATGTGACCGCGGTCTTGACGATGTAGCTGGACGACGCCTTGCCGTCGAGCGCGGCCACCGCCTGGCTGGTGACCTGCACCGCGGCATTCGTCGTGCCGAGATTGGCCTCGACAGTGTCGGTGCGTTTCGCTTGCGCAAGGTCGCCGCTCGCGATGACGCTCTGCACAGTGATCGTGCCGGCATAGACGTTCGTGTCGCCGGCGCCCCAGTCCGTATCGCCGGCAGCCTTGACGTCGAGCTGCGCGAAGATGCCATCCACCTTCGTTCCCTGCGCCTTCACCTTGCCGTCGAGGACGCTGATCGCTTGCGTGTTGCTGTTCACCTGGCCGACGACGGCACCGACCTGCGCGAGCGCATCGCCCACGTCCTTCCAGTTCGCGCCCGGCGGCGTCTCGTTCCCGGCGGTGCTGCTCTCCCAGCTGTATATCTGGCCCTCGTAGATGACCGTCTGGCCCTGGCTGTAGGTCGCGCCCGAATTCCAGACCAGCGGCAGCAGGTCGGAGATCGAGTCCACCTTCGAAAGCAGATCTTTGCCCAGCTGGCTGGCGGTGATCTTGCCGGTGAGGTAATCCAGGATCGCGTTGGCATCGGTGCTGGATCGACCCACGACGCCGTTCACCAGGGGGTACCACGGGCCGATGTTGCCGGACCTATCCACGAGGCGGCCCCAGAAGAAGAACTGCACGCCGGCGGCCAGGCCCATCATCGTGTGCTTGGCCTGCGGGTAGGCGAAGTCGCCCAGCTTGATGGCGTTGGCCAGCACGTTGGCCGGGCCGTACCAGATCTCGGTGCGCTGCGTGTCGGTCGCCCCCGGCGGGAACGTCCAGGCCAGCTCGATGCCGAAGATGATGCCGCTGGCCGTCAGCGTCGTCAGCGCGGGCGGCGGCGTGGTCTTGCCCTCGATCGTGGTCAGCGCCGACAGCGCTGGCATGGACACCGCGTTGAGCGCATTCACCGCGCGCACGCGCGCCAGGTACTGGCCAGCGTAGATCCCGCGCACCTCCATGTTGGTGGTGGTGGCGCGCCCGGCCTTTACCCAAGCCATGTCGTCCCGGCGCCACTCGACATCGTATGCAATCGCCTTCGGCGCAGCATCCCAGCTGATCGTCAGCACGTGCGTGGCGATGCCCTGGTCGATCACCGAATGGCTGGACAGCGCGACGTTGCTCGGCGGCGGCTGCACGCTCGGCGGAATGATGCTGATCGGCGATAGCTCGATCCGCGCGCCGTCGTCGATCGCCGCGTACTTGGCATTGACGTGCTTCAGCCCCGTCACTTGGAAGGTCATGCCGTCGTCGTTGTGCTTGACCGAGATGACCTTGAAATACTGCAGCGCCAGGTCGCTCTGCTCAACGGCGAACACCGACTGCGCGATGGGGATTGTCGTCCACGGCGCACCGACGCTGATGACGCTCCCGTTGATCGCCGATACCGTGCGCGCCTCGCTCCTGCCCCCCGAGCGCAGCAGGATCCGGATGCTGTCGCCGATCTCCAACGTTGGGGGAACCTTGTCCACCGTCACGCTATTCGACGTGGCAGATCGGATGCGCCCGCTGTTGCGCCGACCCGCGCGCGCCGGATCCTGCACCGCGATCACTTCGCCTGGCTGCGGCACGTGACCCTCCAGACCGGTTCCAAACCCGATGGTTTCGGTCTCTAGGTTTTCGCTCAGGAGGATGTGCAGCCCGATGCGCTGAGCCTGCGCGCGCGACGAACATCCGAGCGCAGTGACCGAAGTCTGCTGGATGCCATAGCGCGCGATGCCGGGCCGGTACTCCACGGGCTCGGCCTTCGCGCGCCCGAAGTCGCTCGGGTCATTCCACGACACGAGCGCAACGGTGTGCCGCGTCTTTCGTCCCGACCCCTCGTATGTGAACCGCCCGTCGACGACGTTGGCCGCGCTGAACGTGTAACAGGAGGTCAGGTCGACCGGCATATCGGCCGAGGCCATGACTTGCCCGGCCGCGTAGTAGGTGATGCCGCGGAAGACCGCGGCGAGATCGGACAGGACTTTCCACGCGTCGGCCTGGGTCTGGAAGTATGGATTGCAGGTGAACCGCGGCTCCTGCCCGCCCAGTCCATCGCTCACGAGCTGGTCGCAGTACTGCGCAATCTGGTAGAGGCGCCAGCGATCGACCCACGCGGCCGGAATGCGATGGCCGAGCCCGTAGCGATCGTTCGTGCAGATGTCGAAGAAGACCCACGCCGGATTGTCGGTCCAGGCCGATTTGAACGTGCCGTCCCAGATGCCGCTGTAGCTGCGGGTCGCCGGGTCATAGTTGCTCGGCACCTTCACGATCATCCAATCAGCCCAGACGCCGATGGTCGGGATGGCCTGGAACTGGCTCGCGTTCAACTCCAGCGCCAGCAGCGCAGTGTTCGGATACCGGAGCTTCGCGTCGATGATCTCGGTCAGCGCCTGCACGTACAGGACATCCGCGATGGTGCTGCTGTTCGCGTTCGGCGTCAGGCGGCGGATCCGCACCTGCCACTGGCTGCCGGCAGGCAGGTCAACCGTGCGGCTGCGCTCGTAGAGGGTCGTCGTCTTGCCGGTGATGGTATCGGTCAGGACCGTGCTGTACGCGCCGCCATCGGTGGCGATGTCCACGGCGTAGGTGATGCTGTAGCCGGTGATGTCGCCCGTGGAAGTATCCGTCTTCTGAAGCGACGGCGTGCCCATGCGAATGCGCACCGACGACAGATCCGAGCCAGACAGCGTGCGCACCACGGGCGTTGTATCGGTCAGCTCGACGCCGACCGCGATCTCGTTCTCGACGCTCGGGAACCCAGCGATGTAGTCCTGGTCTTGCGTGCCAACGCGCCACTCCGCGCGCACGTTCTGAAAATTGAACGTGCCATCCGGGTTCTGCAGACGCGTGCCGTCCAGATACACCGATTGCAGGCCGTTCACCGGCCCCTTGATCTCGCCCTCGCCGATCGCAAGCAGGATCTTGGCGTAGGCGATGCTCTGCAGGCTGTCCGGCGTCTCCACAGGCGCACGCGCGGAGCTTTGACCTTTCTTGGCGCCGCGGATATCGACGGCAGCGCTCACGCCTGGTCCTCCGCGTAGATGCCGGCGCTGATGATTGCGCCGCCGCCCCAGCCACGGCCATAGCCCAGCGGGTATGGGTTCCCCTGTGCCTGCGTGTTCACCGGGCCGTTGAAGCTGTAGCTCGGCTTGTTCTCCGGCCGCTCGCCGGTGCCGAGCCCCTTAGGCTGCGGCGCAAGCATCTGGGAGACGCCGCCCAGCACCAGCGACAAACCGATGCCGGCAACCGCGCCAGCCACGCCGCCAGCACCAAGCGCCAGCGACCAGGTGGTGCCGCCGGTGAAGAAGCCAGATACCACGATCAGCGCCACCCCGATGATGGCGGTCAAGCTGCCGCTGCTCTTGGCGCCCAGCAGCACGGGCGCGATGCGGATGTCCTCGCTGCCCGGCGGGTCATTGAGCTGGTCCACACCGAGATTGCGGCGACCGACGAAGACGGCGAAGGCCATGCCGCGATCCTTGGCGTGCGTCAGGTAGCTCGCGAAGCCAGGCAGCAGCACGCAGAGCGCGCGCACGGCCTCGGCGGAGCTGCTGACAGCCAGGCGGAACTCACGGCCGAAGCGCGCGCCAAGCGGGCCGTACAGGCGGATGGTGCGTACCTTGTCGATCATGCGCGCGACTCCATCAAATGGTGGCGAATCACCTTGGTCGTTCGCTGGAGCCAGTAGCCCCCATAGGGCACCTGTTCCGACAGCCGGCCGTGGAGGTGGTGCAGCATCTGGCCGTCGCCCAGGTACACGCCGGCGTGGTTCATCTCTTCGGATCGGATCTGCATCAGGAACACGTCGCCGCGGCGAGGCTCGTCTGCAATCTCGCTGAACCCTTCTTCCCTGAAGTGCTTCTCGTAAAGGTTCTCGCCGCGCTTCCACCATTCGTCGTCGCGCGGGTAGTCGCGGAGCTGGATGCCCAGCTCTCGCGCATAGAAGTCACGCAGGAGCGTGTAGCAATCGAGGACGCCGTGCGCGAATTGCCGGCCGATGAGCGGCGCAACGTAGCCGCAAGGCTGGATCGTTTGCACGTCGCCACACTCCGGCGCGCCATCAACCTGCCCGACGCTGACGATGTGCCAGGTGATCTCGCTCATCTCGCACTGGAGCCGATCAGCATCGCTCGGCGCGGCCGGCGCGTTTGGGTGGCTGTGCACCAGCGCCAGCACTTCGCCTTGATCTGCCGCGGCGGCATGGTCCTTACCAGTCAGGCGGAAATGCTCGCTGGGGGTGGTAGCGGTATTGCGGCATGCGAAGTAGCGCTCGCCGTCTGCCGTGGCCACGATCAGCCCGCAGCACTCGCGCGGGTACTCGGCCATGGCATGCGCCTGGATGGCCTGGAGGGTTGCATGTTCCATTTGGTCGCCCATGGAAAAGGCCCGCGCTGGGCGGGCCGGTGGCTGCTGCAGGAGCAGCGGGAATGTGCAGGTGGTGCAGGATCGTCAGGTGCGCAGCCGCCCCTCAGCGGGGGCGCCGCCGTGCGGCAGCGGGTTGTTCGCGCCGAACCGCAATTTGCAGCTCCGGATCAGTCCGCCACATACGTCCAGTGCAGGATCGGTGACCGGCTGGTCGTTGATGTCGGCAACCGGCGGACCGTTGTAGCCGCAGTACGGCCCACGGTAACCGCCACGCAAGATCCAACTGCACAGGGACATGATCTGCCGGCCCGGCAATTGCTCGCCGTTGAGGTCGGCGGCCGTCGCCAGCTCGAACTCAACCACTTCCATGTCCTCGGAGGCCTTACGGTCGATGTACCAGATCTCGTCGGGGAAATGCTCGTCTGGATCTGCCGTCGGGTTGCCGCCGGCGAAGTTGACCGGGTCCAGGTACTGCAAAAGCGTCTGCCTGACGATCAGGCGCGCGCCGACGAGGTCGTCGAAGAGCTGGCACATCGCGGTGATGGTGCCGTCGATGTTGCCGACGCGCAGCCGCGGATTCGGCGGCTGGTCGCTGGTGCGCTCGAAGCCCGTGGCTTCCACCGGCCATGGATAGTAGACCTCACCCTGCCACACGATCGGCGCGGACTGCCGGTGGGCATGGAAGTAGAGCTGATCGGCGCCCAGGTCTGTCGCATCCAACTCGAACAGTCGCACGCGCGCGCCGGGTTCAAGCGTCTGGATGTCGGCCAGGATGCTCATGCTGGCCAGCCGAAGGCCTGCGGCTGCGGCAGCAGGTCGATGACCTGCTCAAGGGTCGTGACTCCTTCGGGGGCATTCGCCTGCAGTTCGTACAATTTGCGGTAGACGGCATCACGCCAAGCGACAGCTGCAGCCGCTTCAGCGCGGAACTGCGCGTCGGTGCTGTTGGCATAGCTGGCGCAGGAGACGATGTTGTCGTAGCCACGGGACTTGACGGTGCTGTCCAGCCACGCGGAGACGCCGACGAGAAACGACTCATGCTGCTCGCGCCGCTTGCTCTCGGGCGTGATCACGATGTCGAAGTCGATGTTGCTCACGGTTTCACCTCGCCGGAATCCAGATCAAGCGTGCGCGGCTCCCATGCCTCTTCGTCGGCCGCGTAGGGGAAGGCCAGCGCGATAGAGACGACGCCACCGTCCCTACGCACAGGACCCACAACGAAAGGCGACGACACAGCGCCGTGAGGCAGCTCGCACCCGTCGGGCAGTGGCCCGAAATCGAATACCTCGCCATTGATCGTCAGCACGTCGCCAGCGCAGGAGACAGAGAGCGCAGCATCTGATCGCTGTGCGATGATTGTGATACGCATCAGAACCAGCCCCCCACGGCGATATAGCCGGCGTAGATTCCATTGATAGCGGCGGTGTAGCCATTGCGGATCGAGGCCGCTGCAGACGTTGCGGTTACACCACCCTCGAAGTTGCCGGTGACGTAGTACGGGAAGCTGCAGTTGATGTGCAGCGCGACTTGCGGCGAGCCTGAGAACGCCGCGGGGAAGGTCAATGCCCCGCTGTTGTAGACCGCGCCCGTTGCGAGGTTGAAAGGGCCGATGCCTCGCGCGCATACCTGCATGCCGTTGGCAAATCGCCAGTACGATCCGTTGCCATTGCTGCCACGCTCCATGACCGCGCCTGTCGCTGCACCGCCGGACTGCGAGACGGTGCCCAACAGGTCTGCGCGCGACGCGCTTTTCAGCAGCGCGAGAGCTGCGTAGTTCTCGCCGAAGTTGTCGTTGATCTTGCTAAATGCCGTCAACGCGGGATCGCCGATGTAGGTCCCGTGGTTGGTGGTCGTGTCGATTAATTGGCGCGCCATGGCTGCCTCTTATTAGGGTTGGAAGGTCTGTTCGAAGGTGGCGGTGAGCGTCCACATGCCGCCGCCGTCGTTGGAATCGCTGTAACCGTCGCACTGGTACAGGCCGGCGCCGTGCAGCGGATGCGTGAAGTTGAACGAGACGCCGGGATGCGCGTCGATGAAGGCGGCGATGGCCACGATCACCGGCTTGCGCGCGGTGAACGTCAGGTCGTGGCTGCGCAAGATCGGATTGATCCCGTCCGCCGACGACTGCGCGTAGCCGTCGCCGAACCTCGCGCGATTGACGCTGCTGGCGGCAGTGCCGCGACTGGACGTCGTCGGCGTCCAGGTGAACGTATCGGCCATCAGTTCGCCCTCGTCAGAATGCCGCCGGGGCGCATGGCCTTGACCAGTTCCGCCTGCGCGACCTTGCGCATCTGCTCACCGAGCGCACGCGCCGCGGCGTTCTCGTCGCTGCCGGTGGTCTTGGAGGTCGCGGTGCCGTCGCTCTGCACCACGTTGGTCTGCGTGAAGTACACGTTGCCTCCGCTGCTGGTGCTGCTGCTGGCCGCCGCCATCGGGATTACCGTGCCGTCGTTGCCCGGGATCAGGTAGCTCTTCCCACCCTGCTGCAGCAGTTCCGGCCGGCCTTGCTCGCCGACCTCGTAGTACTTGCCGCTGGACACCGGGCCGCCCGATGCGCGTCCACCACCGTAGATGGCGTTGTAGTCGCCCACGTAGCCATCCGTCGCCGCCGCCGACTGCCCGAATAGGCTGCCAAGCAGATTGCCGGCTAGGGCGGTGATCGCTTGTTTCGCCGCGATGCGCGCCAGGTCGGCGATGATCGAGTTGGCCAGGTCGGTGAACGACAGCTTGCCCGTCTGCGCGAACTTGACGAAGGCGTCCTCGGCGCCGCTCAGGCTGTTGGCCAGCAGGTTCGCGGACTGCTCCGACGCGTTGCCGGCGGCGTAGACGTAGTCCTCCCATGCGCGATTGAAGCCGGTTCGCCAGTCACTGGTGAGCGCCATGCGGCGCTGCTGGTAGGTGCGCTCGATGTCCAGCGACCGGTCGAGGCTCGCCTCCAGATTTGCCTTGTCCTGCTCGTACTGCGACCGGCGGACCTCCAGCGCTTCGCCGCTGAGCGATACGCTCTCCGTGTTGTAGGACTTGTCCAGCTTCTCCTGCTCTTGCAGGTACTGCCGCTGGATGTCGAGCTGCCGCTGCAGCACCTGCGTGACATCCGCGCCACGCCCCATCCCCATCAGGTCGATTTCGGCCTGCTCCTGCCGTTGCTTCTCCAGCTGCGTCAAGCGCTCGGTCAGGGCGATGCTCGCTTGCATGCCGCGCTGGCGCTGCACCTCGACCTGCGCCTGGGCATCACTCGCTTCCAACTGCGGAATCAGGGCCTGCAGCAGGCTGCGCGTCGCCGCGCTCATGGTGTTGGTCTTGTCCGCCAGCAGCTGCCGCGCCTGGATCACCATGCGGTCGCTGGCGGTCACCTTCTCTCCGCTCTCGGCCAGCTGGTTGTTCGCCTCAATCTGGCGCTGGACGCCTGCCACGAAGCTCTGCGCGGACGTGTCGTCGGTGTTCTTCTTGCCCACTCCCTCGCGCTGGTTGAACTGCTTGTCGATCTGCTTGTTGGCATTGGCGATGAGCCGATCCATCGACCCATCGAAGTGGCGGGCATCGTTGTCGGCGAGCTTGTTGTACTGCTCGATGATCTTCAGCCTCGCCGCCTCCTTGGCGGTGGCGCGATCGAGGCCGGCCACCTGTGCGTTGATGGCCTCCGATGCCGTGCGCTGCGCTGTCGCATTCTCTTCGGCGGCCGCCGCCAGGTCCCGCGCCATCTGCGCGCTGATCGCGCTCTCGTCGATCGGCTTGGGCAGCTGCGCGCTCCCGCCGCGCGCGAGGTTGGCGTAGGCGTTGATCGCGTCCGTGATCGACGGCAGGCCCAGGTTCTTGGTGATCGTGCTGCCGGCCACGCCCAGACCCAGCATGTCGCTGAGCCGCGGCAGCCGCTGCAGGATGCCCCACTTCCCGGCGAGGTCCGCCATGGCGTTCGTGAAGCCGCCCAGCGCGGACCAGGCGCCGCCGATGTCGTCCTTTAGGTCCCGCCAGCCACGCGACATAGCCGGCATGACGGCGTCGGTCTGGTCGGCCACATCGCGCAGGTGGGTGGCGTAAAGCTGGATCGCCTCGTTGGCTGCCTCCTGCGTATGCCCTTCCTCGCGAAGGGCAATGATCGCTCCAGTTGGGACGCCGTGAGGAAACGCTCGGCGTCGTTGAGCTTCAGCAGGCCTTCCAGCGGGTCCTTGGCGATCGACTCGAAGGCGCTGACGGTCGCCGCAGCCGAGCGGCCGGTGGCCGCTTCCATGCGCGCGGCAGCACCGGCCACCAACTCGAACTGTTCGCCGGCGAAGCGGCCGGCCGCGGCAGTGGCGGTGAGCGCAGCGACGGCCCCGCCACGCGACACGCCCTGCAGATTGTCCAGGCTGTTGGTCAGCGCCTCGAAGCCTGCCGAGCCGATCACCGCACCCTGGCCGCTGAGGATCAGCGCCTTCTGGAACTCGAACAGCTCGTCGCGGTTCTGCGTGGCCGCCACCACAAGCGCGGCCATCGCTGCCGCCGCCAGGGTCAACGGATTGATCAGCCCGAGCACGTAGCCGCCCACGGCACGCGCCGCCGGGCCGATGCCGCCGAACTGGTCCTTGAGCTGGCCGCCCTGCTGGATCGCCACCATCCACGGCGTCTGGCCGCTGATCAGGCTGGTGGTGATGTCGGTCATCTGCGCCGGGATCATGCGCATCGCCGTCGCGGTCTGGCGGGCCGACATCTGGTACTGCTCATGCGTGAGCTTGGACTTCAGCAGCGCCTGGCGGCTCGTCTCGATCTGGGCCTGGTACTGCTGCATGACCTGCGGCTTGATCAGCCCCAATTCGCCGGCCTTTTCGAGGCGAGACTCCATGTCGGCCATGCGGTTCAGCGCAGCGACCGTCGGATCGATCTGGCCAAGCAGCTGCTTGAGGTTGACCTCCTGCACCTGCGACGCGCGCGCCGCGGCGGTAGACTCCTTCTGCACCCGGGCCTCGGCCTCTTCCAGCGCCCGCGCGCGCGCCACCATGCGCTCTTGCTCGCTGCCGGCGCGGGACATCGCCTGCGCCTGCAGGTCGATGCCGGTCGTTGCGTCACGCGCCGCCTCTGCGAGCGCACGCTCCGACAGGTTGGCAGTGCGGCCGGCCTCGGCGAAGGTCATGCCCTGCTGCGCGACGCTACGGTAGCGGGCCTCCTGCTGCGCCAGCTCAGCTTGCAGCCGATCCGAAGCGGTTGCCGCGGCCGTGCTGCTGGCGGCAGCTTCCTTCCCGGCGGCGCCGTAGGCTTGCATGCCGGCCGCGGCACCGGAGAGCTTGCCTTCCATGTTTCCCAGCGCGGTCAGGATCTCGCTCTGCGTCCGGTTTAGGGTCTGCAGCTCGGTGATGACGCCGCCGGTGCCGGCGGTGATGCGGTCCAGCGCCCCGCCGAGCCGGTCGCCGAGCGCGCGCGAGGACTGCTCTACCGCCCGCGACATCGACTGGTATTCCTTCTCCAGCCGCTCCGCGGCACCGCCGGCCTTGTCCGCCGCGGCCGCGTTCTGGTCCAGGGCTTTCGTGCCCTCGACCAGCCCGCTCGAATCGACCTTGTAGCCAAGCTCGGCGATATCCACCCGCTATCTCCCACCGTTCTGTGATTCGAGCGCACGCGCCCGCGCCGCCGCCTGGTCCTCGCGCACAGCGCGCAGGTAGGCGTCGTCCATTGCCATCAGCATGTCGATCTCGGCCGGCAGCACGTCCTGCTGGCTCAGTCGCTGCCATTCGCCGATCTCGGCGTAGTTCAGTGCCTCGGGGCCGCTGCGGCGCCGGCCAGACAGCAGCCAGAACCAGGCCCAGACGTGGGCGGCTTCCTCGGGCACCTCCACCCCCGGCGACGGCTCGCCGAAGCGCGCGTTGCGCTGGCGCCGCGTCTCGCCCTGCTCGTCCGCCATGTCGTAGCGGACGGTCAGGTACATCGCTTCAGCGAGGCGCGCCGTCAGCTCGGAAAAAAATCAGCGCTGTTCCCCAACTCGGCGTCGATCTGGTCCTGCATCCAGGACAGGTGCTTGAGGACCTTGCGCAGGTTGTCATCGTTGAATGCCGGCTTCTCGCCCTTGAAGGTGAGATCGCCCTGCCAGTCCCAGCCGCTGACCGAAGCCACCAGCATGTCCATGCGGTTCTGCTCGATCTTCTCGGCGGTCAGCTTGCCCTTGCCGGCCAGGCGCTCGTTGAGGGACTTGCGCGCAGCGGCCTTCACCTGCGGATGCGTGCTCGGCAGCAACGTGATGCGCAGGCCGATCTCCTCCTCGGTGACGGGGTGCTTGATGTCGATGTCGCGCTCGGCGGCGACGATGGTGCTCAGGTCGGTCATGTCGTGATCCTTGGTGCGATCCGAAAAGGAACCGGCGGGGAAGCTGTCGGATCAGGCAGCCTTTCAGGCGCGCGCCCTACCCCGCCGGTGTTCGGTTACTGCTTGGCCGGCGCCTCGACGCGGATCGGCACCTGGTTCAGCCCCAGCTTGTAGGTGTTGAGCACGAAGTCCTCGTTGCGGCCGCCGTTGAACTTCGGGCCGGCGACCAGGCCGCGCAGGTATTCCATTGTCCCGTCCGGGCGTTCGATCTTGAACGCGTAGTTGTCCGGCACGCCCGGCGCCCCTGCAGTGCGCATCGCGATCTGGCCAGGGTCGGCCAGCAGTTCCGCCACCTCGATCTCCGGGTCGCCGGCATTGGTGATGCCCTTGCCCTTGCTGGTGACCTCGGTGTCCCAGCTGTCCCAGCTGACGATGTTGGTGTCGGTTCCGCGCTCGCCGACGTTGCCGACCTTGTTCACCAGCACCCAGGTCAGCGCGGCGAACTGGGTCGCGGTCAGGTCATCGTTCTTCGGGGTGACGCAGATGTAGAGCTTGGAACCGCTGTTGGTTTGTGCCTCGGCCATGGCCGTATCTCCTCGCGAGTGGCATGAAAAAACCCGCCACGGGGCGGGGTCTTGGGGAACGAAAAAGGCCCGCTGTTGGGCGGGCCTTGTGTGGGTGGTAGTGGCCGGTGCTGCTGTTCCGGCTTGCTGATCTATTACCGCGTCAGGAACGCGATCAGGGGACCGGCACCCTACGGCAAGGACAACTGCGCCCTCCCTGCCTACCGCGCGGGCAGCGCCCGCGCATTCACCACCGTTGAACTACTTCGCCGGCGGCGTCAGCTTCGCCGATACCAGCTTCAGCGCTTGCGCCTGGGTGAACCCCGCTGCGATGTATTCCTCGTACTCGTTGCGCAGGATGATCGCCATCTCGCGGTTGTAGGCGAAGAAGAGGTTGCGCTCCTTCTGCATCCGGCGGATGGCCTCGCCCAGCTCCGATAGCTCGCCCTCGGTGGGCGGCCGGTCGGACTGGACGACGTGCAGCATGGGCTGTTTCCTTCGCATGGGCCGGATTCTAACCCGACACGAAGCCCCTCCATGCAATCGTCACCGGGTGCATGATCCGCTCCGGGTCCACGATGATGCTGGACGTCCACGGCGGCCGGTAGACCCGCACGCCAGCGAACGTGGTCCCCTTCCGGAACGCCGCGCGGATCTGGTCCGTCATCTGGGTGCCGACGATGATGCCCAGGCCTGGCCAGTAGCACGCCGCCAGCTGCCCGAAGCCCTGCTGCAGGCCGCCGTCCTCGTCATCCGTGGCGTAGTTCTGGGTCTGGTTGGGGAACCACTGCAGCTCAAGCCAGCGCGCATCGGCGCCGGTCGGCGGCGTGAAGCCGCGCCCAGGATACGAGCACGGCAGGCCGATGCTGGCGGCGAAGGTGCCGACCATCGTCGCGAAGGCATCGTAGATCGCGGTATCGCTCATGGAATCCTGGCCTTCACGGCGGCAGACACCTCGTTGACGATGAAATCCCAGCGCTGCGTCGCGGCGCGCAGGAAGCCCTTGCCGGTCTGCGCGTAGACCCGGCCCAGCTTGTCCTCGCCGTAGTAGCCGTGCTCCATGCGCAGCGCGTAGGCGGCGGTCCATCCAGCCCACACGGCCTGTCCGATCTGCATCTGGGCGAACACCAGCGCCGGCTCGGTGCCGCCGGAGCCCGGGACGCCAGACGTGGACGCCACGGCCGAGTTCCGCAGGAAGCCGGTATCGACCGGCATGCGGCCGCCCTGCCCCTCCGGCGTGTTCGCCTCGTCCATCACCTTCTGCGCCGACTCGCGGAAGATCAGCTCCTGCCGCTGCTTGGCCTTCTCCGCGAAGCCGCGCACCTGGTCACCGAACTTGCTTGCCACGCTGCGCCTCCGCGATCGTGTCCAACCGGTACTTCTTCATGCAGCGGCAGCCGACGATCTCGTCCGCGCCGGCGCCCAGACTGGTGTCGCCCGGGTAGTTCAGCCACGCGCCGCTGGTGGGCGACTGGAACGGCTGCCCGAAGGCACGCTCCTGCCCGTTCATCGCCGCGTGGCTGTGCCGCGTCCTGTCGTCGCCGCTGGCCGACCACGTGCCGACCACGTTCTCCGGCGCCAGCGCGCCGCTCTCGATCTGCTGCCGGAACGCTTCCTCGCGGCCGGCGTTCATCGAGGTGATCGACTCGGTGCGCGCGATCATCTCGCCGCGCAGCGCCAGCAGGCGATCGGCGTAGCGCCCGGCGATCTTGTCGATGTCGGCCTGCGACACCGGCTTGCCGGCGGCGATGGCGCGCTTGACGATGCCATCCAGCCGCTTGTCCCGGCGGGCGCGGCTGAAGTAGTGCGCCATCTGCTTCGGGTCGCCGCTGGCCAGCTCGACGCGGACGTTGGTGACGAACTGCCCCTGCTGCGCGGTGAGCCCCACCACGCCGCCGGATCGCCGCCCGGTCTCGCCGACGCGCCCCACGATGTCCAGCGCGCTCTGCCGCGGGTTGCGGCCGGCGACCATGCCCTGCTGCAGCACGTCCCGGATCAGCGCCAGCTGGTCGTTGACGATGCCGGTGACCAGGCGGGACGAGTTGTCGCGCAGCCAGGCCTCGGCCGCCGGGTTGCGCAGGTCGAAGCTCGGCCGCAGCACCGGCGATACGCGCCGCGGCTGATAGCCGCCGGTGATGACCGGGTCCAGCTTCAGCGCGATGCGCGGCACCTCCGAGATGCCCAACTGTGCGCCGGCGACGAACGCCTCGCGCACCGCCTCAGCCAAGCCGGAGAAGCGCGGCGAGTCCATGCCCAGCACGCTGAGCACGTCATCGACGCGGCCGGCGCGCAGCAAGTCGGCGATGACCTGCACTGCGGCCTGGTTGCGCGTGTCGACGATCGCCTGCACGAAGGCTTTGCGAATGGCCGGCTCGAGCGATTCCGCGAGCTGCTGCAGCTGCCGGTTGGTGATGGCCGCCATCAGCGCCTCGCGTGGAATTCGTACAGCAGTACCTGGCCGCCCGGCGACAGCGGCTGCAGGTCGATGAAGTTGTACAGGTCGGCGCCCGGCAGGAGCCGGTCAGCCATGGTTGGCAGGATCGCCACGTCGGTGGAGATCAGCCCCAGCTTGTCGCCCTTCAGCACCAGCGTGGCGTCGCGGTTGGTCAGGCTGTAGTCGAGTTCCACCACCCTGCAGTCGTGCCGCGTCGGCGGCCCCGGCTGCGGGTTGTGCGGCGGCCCAGTCGGCGCGCCGTCGCGCTCGAGCTGCGTGGCGTAGCCGAACTCCTCGATCAGTTCGACCGCCACTGCCTGCATTTCATCGTAGAACTCGCTCATACGACCCGCACCGCAGGTATGAGGGCCGGCGTGCGCAGCAGCGGCCCAAGGATCTCGTCGATCACCGTGACCACAGGCCTGTTCGGGACGTTGCCTTCGACCGTCTTGTCGCTGTACTCGACCTCGATGGGGCCGACCTTCTTGCGCACCGCCAGGGCACTGGAAACGAAGTCGGGAGAGAGGCTTCCCGGCTTCACCAGCTCGCGCAGCGCCGCCTCGTACGTCGCGCACTCCACCTCGACCGGGATCTCGTCCGGCTGGATTGGATCGCCGTCGTAGTCCACAGCACCGGTGCGGGGCCATTCGTTCGGTTGGCCCCGCCCGGCCGTGCGCACGCCGGGGAACATCGACGCCCAGCGGCCGGACGGCAGCAGCACGCGGTAGCGGCCGTCCACGTAGTCCGTGCCGCGCACCAGCGCCGCCGTGCGCGCGGCCTCTGTGCCGTTGGCCCAGGCAGCATTGCCCCGGGCCAGGTGGTAGGCGTCAGCGTCCGCCAGCGTGCCGTACATGGCTCAGCCCTCGCCCTTCGGCTTCTGCTCTTCCGCCAGCGCGGACTGCAGCTTCTCCAGGCCCCAGCGCTTGTCGTACTTCACGCCAGCGGCATCCAGCTTGGCGACAAGATCCTCCTTGCCTTGCTCGTCATTTTCGCCATCCTCTTCCGTGCCTTCCTTGCTCAACACGCCAGCGGCGAGCCAGGCCTGCACCACGGAGTTCGTCTTGAGCTGCGCCCAGTTGGGAATGATGGCCGACTCACCGGGCGCCAGCACCGTGCCGTCCGGCAGGCCCAGCGAGGTGTTGTGGTTGTTGCTGATCTGCATAGCAATGCTCCGATGTGGCCCCGACGACGCGCGCCGGGGCCGTGGTGGATCAGATGCCGTCGACGTAGACGACCTGCTTCGGGAGGCGCACGTCCAGGCCGCCCAGGCGCATCACGCCCGGCACGTCCCAGCGCAGCGGGCCGGACTGGTACACCGGCAGGAAGCGGTGCGGCATCGGCATGTGCAACTTCAGCACGTTGGGGTCGTAGCGGTAGGCGATGAGCCGCGCGACACCGCCAGCGCCGGCGGTGTCCAGGCCGCGCAGGCCGCGGACGGTCAGCGACTGCCCGGTGGTAGCGGTGTAGACGTTGTTCGCCAGGAAGTACTGCAGGATGGTCATGTCGCTGTAGTCGCTCATCTTCTTGGTGGAGATGAGCATGAACTTCGACCATGGCAGCAGCAGGCGATCGGCGATCGCGGTGGTGTTGGTGCCGTTGAAGACGTTCATCAGCGCCGCGTTCATGTCGGCGACGATCTGGTCCGGGGTGGCGGTGCCGGCGACCAGCAGCGTGCCCCATGCGCCGGTCGGCGCCGCCACCGGGGTCACGTTGGTGGCGTTGAACAGGCCGGTGAAGCCCTTCGCGGTGTCGCCCAAGAGCGCCACGCGATCGACCATCTCCTCGGAGGCGCGGCGCGCCGCCGCGGCATCCTCGGTTGGCAGGTTGATGCCCAGCAGCTGCGCGCGTCCGATCTCCTCCCAACCGTAGCCGTAGCCGATGCCCGCAGTGTGCACGCCGGTCTGGAACTGCGAGCGGTTGGTGCCAGCCTTCGGGATGTCGTCGGCATTGCCGTTGATCCAGTCGGCCTTGCCGTACTGGTCCTGCGAGTAGTAGGTCACCGAGGTGGCGAACTCGCTGCCGCTGGTATCGGTCGGGATCAGGTCGCGGTACTGGATGTCCGGGTAGACGGTGCGGTAGACGCCAGGCTCGATGATCGAGGTCTGCGCCACGACGAAGCCCAGGGCTACCTGGGCGTCGAACAGAGGACGTGCATTCATGTGGGTGGCTCCTTAGCCGAGGCGGACGACGGCCAACTGGCCCGCCGCGGTGGTGCTGGTGTCCCAGCGGGCGCCGGTGATGGCGGTGTTGTTGGTGGCCACGTTGGTGAAGACGCCCGCCGAGGTCAGGTAGATGGGATCGCCGGCGGCGACAGCGACGGACGCGGTGACCCACACGTCGCCCTTGGTGATGACGCGCACCGAGGCCCGCTGCGGGAAGGCGTCGGCGTTGCCGGTGATGCCGGTGGCCGAGCGATCCAGCAGCGTGATGCCGACGAACTTGGCGTTGCTGGTGGCGGTGATGCCCTTGTCGGTTGCGCCCTGGAAGACGGCCTTGCCGAAGGTGATGCCCGCGGCGTCTTCGACGTTGCGCGAGATGACGGTCGCCGGGATCATCGTCGCCTGCATGCCGAGGGTGGCGGGTGCCTGGGTATCCGGGTAGGTGGTCTGCAGTGCCATGGCTTAGGCCTCCTTCTGGTTGCGGGTGCGGTAGTCCAGGCCGGCCACCGAAGCCGCGTAGCCGTTGTCCTGGACGGTGGTGCGCTGGCTGACGCCGTCGCGCAGCGCACGCGCCACCGGATCGGTGCCCTTGACGCTGTCGGCGAGGATGTCGAAGCGCGCCTCGATGTAGGCGTCGGCCTTGCCGGCGACCGCGGCGTCGCCGAGCTTGCCGACCACCGCGGCCTTGCGGACCGCGGCGTCGCTCTTGCAGCGGTAGTCGGCGTCGTGGATCGCCTTGGCGGTGGCGACCAGGTCGCCGCGCGCCTGCACGCGCTCGTCCAGGGCGGCGTCGGTCAGCACCTTGGTCTTCAGGTCGTCGATGGTCGCGTCGCGCTTGGCGATCTCGGCATCCTTCAGGGCCAGCGCCGCGGTGTGGTCGGTGGTCTGCCGCGCGGACGCGGTGGCGGCGTCGCTGAGCTGCTGCTGGAGCTTCGTGATCGCCTGGGCGCCCGCGTCGGTGGTCTCGACGGACAACCCATCGACCATGACGGTCCGGGTGTTGGTGTTGCTCATGGTGGATTTCTCCGGTTGAGGGTTGGTGGCGCCGCGATCCTGGTCACCGGGGGTGCGGCCATCCCCGATGCGAAGCTGCTGCCCGCCCCGGGCGCGATCGACCAGGGCGAGGTGGTTCATGCGGAGGTTGGTCTGCACTGCGTCGTAGGGCTGGCCGTCCGGAGCGACGCCGTCGCGGAACACGATCTCGGCGCTGTAGCCCATCGACAGTTCGCGCTTGCCCGACTGGTAGGCGGTGATCGCCGCGGCGTCCATCAGCACCAGCGGCACGCGCACGAACTCGCCGTCGCGCACCACCTCGGCGCCGGTCTGGCCAGCGGAGACGGCCTTCCAGGTGCTGGCGTCCACCATCTTGTCCGGGTGCTCGACGGTGATCGGCCGGAAGGCGTAGCTGTGCATCGCGTCCGTGGCGAAGACCTCTTCCGCGGGGCGGTACAGCCGCACCACCGGCATATCGGGCCGGCCCAGCTCGCTGCCCAGGTATTCCTGCACGCCGGTGCGCGCCACCTTGGCATCGGCCACGAGGTAGCCGTCCGCGGTGCGGCGGGGTGCCGACACCGAGACTCGATCAGTCAGAAACATGGGTTACTCCTCGTTGGCGTTCGGCTGGTTGGCCTGGCCTTCTGCTGCCACTGCGAGCGCCGCGCGCTCTTCCGCGTCCTGCTCTTCCTGCCAGTTCGGGTTTTCCCGGGTGAACTCTTCCATTTCCGATTCCAGACCCGGCGCCACACCGGCCTCGGTGAGCATGTTCACCGCCACCTTCGACAGCACGTCGTCGGGGATCAGCTTCGTGTCGGCGATGGTCTTGATCGTGTCGGCCGTGGTCTTGCCGATCGTGGCGCGCTCGGTGTCGCTGGTCTGCCACAGGCTGCGCCAGTTGTAGAAGACCTCCGGCGGGCGGGCGCCCAGCGCGGAGCGGACCAGGCACTCATCCATCACCTGCAGCGCAGGCTGCAGCACCAGCTCCTGGCCCGAGCTGATCCGGTCGTAGTAGTTGCGGATGTCGCCCTCGCCAGTCGAGTTCAGCCCGGCCGGCGACTGCCCCAGCAGGCGCGTGATCGGGATGTCCGCCGCGCCCGACACCAGCTGCATGAAGGTCAGCAGCACGTCGGACAGGTTCGCGAAGTTCGCCGACTTCTGCTCGTATTCCTCCTCGGTGTCCATCAGCAGCGTGCCGTTGATGCCCTTGAGCATGGCGGCCAGCTGCAAGCGGTCCTGTACCTGGGCCTCCGTGACCTTGTCCGACAGCATCGCCATCAGGCCGGGGATCTTGATGACGTCCACCTTCGCCTCGAACACCAGCGAGGCGATGTTCGCGCTGGTGCTGTCTGCGCGCTTCACCTCGTCCATGATCGCCATCAGGACCGAGTCGCCCCAGCCGTCGCCGGCCTCCATGTCCGGGTCGGGCCGATGCGCGCCGTGCAGCACCACCAGCCGCGACGGGTGGATCTGCACCTGGCCGCCGGTGGCGCTGGACAGCGTGTAGTGCGCCGGCCGGCCGTAGTTCGGCGACTCCGGGTCGCGGTCCAGCTCGCCCGCCTGCAGCACACGCTTGGTCAGCACGTTGAGGTGGCGGATGCCGCCCTTCGTGATGCGCGCCGGGTCCAGCGGTGCCGCCGCCGCGGTGTCGCCGGTGCCGATGTACAGCGCCGCGCCGCCGAACAGCCGGGCCTTGATGTGCGCCTCCAGCAGCTTCACCTGCATGCCGAGCCGCTTCTCCTCCTCCTCGATCGCGCTGATCTGGTCCTGCTCGGCGTTCCATGCTCGCCACTTCCGGCAGCTGTCCAGCGCCGGGATGTCGATGATCTTCCGCGCCAGCCAAGTGCCGCGGTAGGCGTTGCTGACGTCCTGCTCGGTGAGCATCGGCAAGCCGTAGTGCGAGGCCGACGCCTTGTCCCGCGGCGTGCCCAGGTTCGCGACCAGGTTGACCAGCCCGTCGGTGAGTCGTGCGAGCTTGCCCATCAGAGTGCGTTCCCGAGGTTGTAGGTGCTGCCGGTGACCAGCTCAGCGAAGGCGCCGGACAGCGCGTCCACTTGATCGTCGTGCTTTGCGTTGGGGAACTCGGCGATCTCGTCCAAGAACGCCGCCACCCACGGGCCTGCCACCAGCTTGATGTTCCCGGCCTCGGCCTGAGCCTCCACCGGCGTTGCCCGGACCTCCTTCGATCCGGATTCCAGCGCCGACTTGATGTCCCAGCCGGCCAGCAGCTTCACCTGGTGCGCGGCGTTGCTCTTGCCGGCGGCGCCAGGGTCCTGCGGGATGCGGACCTTGATCGTCTTGCCGTCCTGCATGGCGGTGTTCTTCAGCATCCGCTCGACGCCAGCGGGCGACACTTGGTCGCGCACCACGTCCAGCACGTAGTAGATGCCGCCGGTCTCGCCCAGCAGCAGGCCGACTGTGTAGTCGGGGTCGCCCTTCTTCTTCTGCTCCTTCGGGTCCGTAGCAGCGAAGTCCCAGCGGCGAACCTTGCGCGCCGCCAGGATGACCGGTGCGGCCTCCACCACCTCGAACCAGCCCCTCTTGAACTTACCGCCATCGCGCGGCGTTGGCCGCTGCTGCTGCTGGCCAGCGACCGCGTAGCTCCCCAGGATCTTCTTGTCACGCTCTACGACGGCGCGCGGGAAGCGCTCGGGGAAGAGCAGCTCGCCGTCCTCGGTCCGGGGATCACTGAAGCCGATGGACGTTCGGCACCGGCGCTCCGGCTCGAACTCCATGGGTAGCATCAGGTGCTCGTAGCCGAGGCCCAGATCCAGAATCTGCCCCGAGACGTCCTTCTCGTGCAGGCGCTGCATGATCACCACGATCGCCGACGTGGCCGGATTGTTCAGCCGCGTCGGCACCGACTCGCGGAAGATGCGGGTTGTGGTCGCGCGCTCAGCCGGGCTTTCTGCGGTCTCGGTGGAGTGCGGGTCGTCGATGATGACCCGGTCACCGCGACCGCCGGTCAGGCTGGCGAAAGCCATGCCCTCGCGGTTGCCCATCTTCGAATTGGCGAACGACATCTCGCCCGAGCGGTTCAGCTCAATCTCCGGCCAGAGACTGCGGAACCATTCCGACTGCACCAGGTCGCGCATGCGCCGGCTATCGCGCTTGACGAACTTCTCCGCGTAGGAGGTCGTCAGGTAGCGCATCGACGGCAGCCCGCGCGGCCCCCACTCCCAAGCCGGCCAGAAGACGCTGGCGACCAGCGACTTCATCGTGCCCGGCGGGATGTTGATCAGCAGCCGGGTGATCTGCCCGTCGGTGATCGCCTCCAGGTGCTGGCACAGCACGTCGATGTGCCAGCCGTGCACGTAAGGCTGCGACGGCTCCAGGACGTGCCAGCCCTCGCGGATGAAGCCGGCGAGGCTGCTGCAGCGCTCCCTGATGCCCTCAGCGCCGCGCCGCACCCGTTCCCTCTCGCGCTCAGCCGCCCTCCTCGTCCTCTCCGCCCGGATCTCCGCCAGTGTGGGCAAGCGGGCCGAGGATCGCTTCAAGGCGGTCGAGTTCATCGTCGGACAGCTTGCTCAGGTCGTAGGTGCCGATGGCACCGGAATGGCGGTGGCGCTCGACGATGTGGCCGCCGATCTTGGCCTTGCCCATGGTGGCGGCGACTGCCGCGCTGGATTGCTTCTCCTTCAGCGCCAGCTTGCGGGCCTGCTCCAGCTCCGCCATCAGCGAATCGGCCGTCACCTCGGCTTTCTTGGCGACCCGGCGCTGCCCCTTGTTGACCGCCGCGGCGACGTCAGCATTGGTCAACAGGCGCGAGCCCTGCTGCTTGGCCGTGCCCTTGCTGTAACCGGCGCGGATGGCGGCCTGGGTGGCGTTCTGGTCCTTGAGGTATTCGGAGACGAACCGCTGCTGCTTGGGTGAAAGCGGCTGGTCGCGGGAAGCGGCTGCCCTGCTCATGGCTGCTGTGCGCTGATCGTGGGCGCTGCGGAAATCCCGCAAGTAGATCGGAGCGGCAGGCCCGAAGAGGATGGCTGCACGGCCCCGCTGCGACCGTTGACGGCTCCCAGAGCTGGGCCACGCTGCAATCCCACCACTCCGGAATCAGATACCACCATGCACGACCCCATCGAATACCTCAGCCTTGCCATCAAAATCATCCATCTGCTCATTTGGGCTGCTGACCGCTGGCCCCCGCAGCCGACGCCGCCGCGGACCCCGCCCGATCCGCCACGATCACGGCTTGCGCTGCTCCGAGCTGGTCGTCGGCGTCGCGGGCGAGACGAACAAGATCTCCCGCAACCTCTGCTCGTAGCTGGGCGGGCGCATCACGTTCGGCGGCGCCGGCGGCAGCGTCGGACAGACGCTGGGTTTCGCAGGTGGCGAGGTCGTCGCGCAGCTGGAGACTGCCGTCACGCACGCCAGCAACAACAGCAGCAGGGACGGCCTGGGCCGCGGTGCGGTCTTCTTCATGCTTCGCTCCGATGTCGGCCAGCACCTGGCCCTGGGTGTGCTCGATCTCGCGCGCGCCGGCCTGGGCCTTGGCCTCGCCCTGGGCTGCTGCGGTGTCCACGTGCGCGGTGGCCGCCTCCGCGCGGTCGCCTCGCCAGGCCCAGCCGGCGCCGAACATAGCCGCCGACCACAGCAGCGAGGCGACGATGGCGATCAGGATCCGGTTCACGCCGTCACCGCGTGCAGCCACGGCTTGATCAGTTCCCACAACCACGGGACGAACCACACCAGAAACCCCACTACGGCCGCGCCGACCAGGCCAGCCAGCACTAGCATGCCCGTGAACATTCCATCCAATCCGGTCCCATACATGCTCAGCCCCTCAAGTTGATGTAGATGCCCGCCGCCAGCATCGCCAGCAGGCCCAGGCACAGCGCCGCGATGAGCCAGCCCCGCGGATCGCCCGCCGGCGGCAGGCCGCGGTCCCTGTGGTCACTCATTCGGTCTCGGCCCGCTCGAGGCCCAGCACCAGCTTCACGACCGCGCGCCGGTCATTGGCGTTGGCCCCGTAGAGCGTGTCCCAGTTGCAGACCAGAAGCTCCGCGACCGCGGCCTCCCAGTCGCCCCTTCGGATCACCGCCCACAGCTCGCCCCAGTCGCGCATGCGCTCCGGCCCCAGGATGTCGGCGAGCGCGTAGATGTAGGGCAGCTTCGGCTGCGCTTCCGGGTGCACTGCCAGCAGCTCGAACACCCGGCCGCGCAGCACGCCCTGCGACCATTCCACGTCGTCCAGCAGCGCGGCCGCGGCGACCTTGCGACTCTGCGGCCGCACTTCGATCGGCCTGCCATACCCGTGCCGCAGCACGCGGTTGCCATCGCGCCCGGGCAGCGGCCGCATCGCCCAGCACTCTTTGAGCAGCTCGACCGCCTTTTCACATGCGACCTTCTCGGATGTGGCAAGAGCGGCGTCGTCCAGATCCGGCATCATTCCGTCCCCGTCCCGGCGGCCGGTGGATCGTTGGGCTGCAGCGATTCCGGCCGCGCGCACGGGAACATCCGGTAGATCACGTTCGAAGCGGTCGTCCACAGGCCCATCGCCGCGAAGCCGGTCATCAGGGCGAACCACGCGCCCCGCGCCGTCGGCACCTTGGCCCAGCAAATCGCGATCGCCAGCAGGCAGGACCAGAACCTGATCCGAGCCTTGGTGAACGCCGGCGGCCAGGAGGCGCGCATGCCGATCTGCTGCGGAAGGTGCGGCAGCAGCAGGCCGATCGCGACGCTGATCGCCAAGCTCATCCACATGGCCTCGACCTGCGGCACCGCCAGGAACGTGCCCAGATCGATCAAGAACACGCGCACCGCCGGCCAGTTGTCCGCCATGGCGACCACGGTGCCGATCATCGGCACGGCCACGGCTGCCTGCGCCAGCGTGAACCTGGCCACGTCAGGCCTGCACGGCCCGAACCGCCAGCGGGTACACACTCGCCCAGCGGTCGCGGTGCGGCTGGCCCCGGGCGCCAGGCTTCGATGTACTGCTCCCATGCGCCCTGCTCGTCGCCGATCGCCGGCAGCGCCAGCGGCAGCGTCCACAGCAGCAGGCGTGCGAAGCCGGCCGCCAGCAAGTCGTCGCCCTCGATCGCGTCGTACATCGCGGCCACGGTCGGCGCGATGCCGTGCAGCTCGCACAGCGCCCGCGCGCGCCGCTGGCTGGCCGAGTGTGTCAGCACCCCACGCACGCCGCCACCGGCCTCGAACTGCCATAGGCCATGCGCCGGCCCGCCGACCTGGTGCCGGGCCGTCAGGCCGGACTCCTGCAGCGCGATCGCCAACATCAGCACGCGCGCCGGCGGCGAGTCCATCCCGTCGCCCAGCTCGCCCAGCGCGGGCACGATGATGCGCGACAGCGCCAGCTCGGGCGCGATCGGCAGGGGAAGCTGCGACATGGAATCTCCGGAACGAAAAAGCCCCGCCGGATGGCAGGGCTCGGGTTGGTGGACCGAATCGCACGGTCCTCCGGTCACGGGTTATCGTCAGTCCGCTACTGGCTATCGCGATAGCCAACGCGCTCTGAGCGAATCAGCGCCACGCGCGGCATGGCTATTTATCGTTGGATTGCTGCGGCCCGCTCTTGTTCATTCAGTTGGCTCCAATGCAGATACTCACCCGGCACCGGAGGAATCTGGATCAAGGAAGGGGGCTTGTGCTCACTTCCCTGCTTATGACCAAAAGCACCTATGAGACCAACGACGGCACCGTCGGGCTGCAATCCCCATGCAGCTAGACGCCAGACAGTCGGCCCAGATGTTTTAGGCACGCCGTCGTGCACGAAAAACCAATCTGCAGCGGGAACTATCGAAACGTATTTCGGCGATTCGCTCATCACGACTCTCCAGGCAAGGTGACACCCGAAAACGTAATAGAACGACACCCAGAACGCAAACAGCCGGGTCACGTGTGGAACTGTTGTAGCGACTTGAAGTCGAACCACGCGAGTCACAGATGCCGGATTTACAGTCCGGCCCAGCGCCCATCTGGCAACTCACCCCGAAAATTGTTGGCCGCCGAGCATGAACTGCGCGCCGGCCCCTGAAACGAGAACGGCCCGCCGGCGTAGGCAGGCCGTAGATGCAATTATCGGAACATAGCTGGACAATAGCAGCAGTGTTGCCAACAGTCAACGGATGCGCGGTCGGAGTCGTAGGCGGCGCCTATCTTCTTCCGCCTGAGCGCGGATCAGCTCGGCCAGCTCTTCGCCCGCCACCTTGGACCACTCCGCCGGCTTCCCCACGCAAGCCTCAAACGCGGCGTTGAGGCCGCCACGGAAGGCTGCGCCCTCGGTCGCATAGTCGAACCGGAAGCCCTCGCCGGCCCGGTGCCGCGACGCCCACTCCTTGCGCAGTCGCCGCTCGATCGCCTTGCCGCGCGCCGCGCTCCCCACCAAGGCCCATTGCGCCGCCACGGGATGAGGGCGGGACTTTGCGACTCGCTGCAGTGGGTCGCGGGTCATGCCGATGCTGACCGTCCCGTCCTCCGCGCACATGGCGCAGAGATACACGGCGTCCACGGCGGCTTGCAGCACGTGGTAGTTGACCATGCGCGTCATCGCCGCTTGGCCTCTAGGTAGGACATGCACCGTTGCAGCTCCTTGCGGTACTGCCAGACAGTGAGCGCGCCGCCGTACTGCTCGGCGACCATGCGCGCCTTGACCGACTGGCTGGCCGAGACGGTGAACTCGGTCCGCACGATCAGCTCGCGCAGCGGTGTTGTCCGCGCCAATCCGGCCAACGCCCGATCCACCCAGCGCAGCTCGTCCGGAATTCCCATGTCCACCGCGATCTCTGGGTTGTCGTGCGGCCGATCGGCATCATTCGAGGAACGGATAGCATCCACCGCCCACGTGGGGAGCATGGCCAGGCCCACGTCGCCGCTGCGCGCAGCCATGAAGCGGCGGCGCTGAGCCCCGTCCCGGGCGACCAAGTCCCGCGTCGCGTTCTCCACGGTGCCGGGTGCCATGTCGCGCGCCTGCTGCAGCGCGTGCACGCACCGGTCGCCGCGGCTGAAGGCGTAGCGGTTCGCCTGGGCGTAGCCCCAGCGCTTCAGCTCTTCGATCAAGGGGTCGGCTCTATGCTGCATCGCGGTACTTCTCCAGGGTGTTCGGGTCGAATTTGAAAACGGGCTGTCTGTTGTCCCAGTCGCAGGCGCCCTTTCGGCGATCCTCCTGCCCGCGGCAGTGGATGACGCCCAGCGTGGTCTCGCGGCAGGTGCAGATGCAGCAGTTGCCGTGCCGGCGGCGGTCAGCGTCCATGCGCTTGCGCAGCACGCGCGCGTGGTGGTGCTCGGTGTAGCGCTCGGGCCGGGTGAGGTCGTCGGGGTTGCTCACGCGGCCCGTGCCCCCAGCTCGGTGTGCTCGTGGTATAGCGCCAGCAGCAGCGCCTCGCTGCGCCCGTCGTCCTTCTTCCGCTGCAGCAGCAGCGCCGCCGACGGAAACCGCGCGATGGCCAGCACCCGCGAGGCGTCCTTGCCCTTGCCGATGAGGCCGTAGTGGCGCTTCCAGCTGGCGGGCTCGGCGAGGCTGAAGGGGATGCCCATCACCTCGAAGACCGCCTTCACCTTGGCGTAGCTCTCGCCAAAGTTCATGGACGACTGCGCGCCAGGCCGCCGGTCACCCTTGGGCGGCATTGCCCGGACCCGCTCGACGCAGCCGCAGAAATAGGCGCCAGGGTGCGCGGCGCGCAGCGATCGGATGAACACTGCGATCGCGCGTGCGTCCACCTCGCGCTTGTTGCCCACCGCCATGGTCGGCATGTCGATGACCGGCCCAGCCTCGCCGTCGATCAGCGCGGCGACTGCGCCCGACATGCCCGGGTCAGCGCCAAGAACTACGCGAAGGGTCATGCTGCGTTTCTCCAAGTCGGGATGGTCCGCGGCGCCGGCGCGGCCTGGATGCACGGCAGCCGATCGACGGCGCCGCCGCGCGCCAGGAACTGCTCGACGGTCTCGGCCGGGCGGATCGAGGGCGTGACTACCGGCTTGGGCGTCATGCCGGCCATGCTGCCGACGCGCTGCAGCCTGGTCGGCGCCGGCCGTGGCGCGCTGGCGCGCTCCTGACGCTGGGCGG